ATAGATGGTGGGGAAGTAAGATTGCTAAATGATGATGAAGTTTTAGCAACCATCGATAAACCCGAAGATATACTTCATCAATATTAATCATAGTAACACTAGGAGGAAACTATGCCAGACTTAGAAAATAATAAAGTCGATATCGATACATCAGGGCCAGCAATGGACGTCGATATAGCTGAAGAAAAAGATTCAGCTGAAATACAACAACCTGAAATAAAAGAAGAACCGACAGTAAGACCTGTTGAAGATGAAACAGTTCCTGAAGATAAAACTCATGAAAATGAACGTGAGATTAAATTAGAAGAAAATGTTTCTGAAGAATCAAAAAAAGATGAGCTTCAAGATTATTCGGATAGCGTTCAAAAAAGAATAGCTAAACTGACTAAAAAATGGAGAGAAGCAGAACGTCAAAAAGATGAAGCTTTAGTTTATGCTAAATCAGTTTTAACTGAAAAAGAAAAAGCAGAACAAAAGATATCTAAGATGGAACCTAGTTTATTAAAAACTACGGAAGATTCTATTACATCTGGACTAGAGTCTGCAAAAGCAAAATTAGCTGCAGCAAGAGAAGCTGGAGATATAAATGCTGAAGTAGAAGCTCAATCTTTAATTTCTCAATATGCGTATAAACAAGCTAAATTCACTGAAGCAAAAGCTGAACAAGAGCTATATGCAAAAAGAAGAGAAACAGAAGTTCAACAACCTCAAGTTAATTTACAACAAAGACAACAAGCGGCGACAGGTACACCTGATCCTAAAGCTGAACAATGGGCTCAAAAAAACTCATGGTTTGGTCAAGATTCAGCTATGACCTATACTGCCTTTGATCTTCATAAAAAGTTGACAGAACAAGAAGGTTTTGATCCATCTAGCGAAGAGTACTATTCTGAGATAGATAAAAGAATAAGACTTGAATTTCCTCAGAAATTCGCTAAAATAGAAACTACGGAAACGACTAAGCCTGTACAGACTGTTGCATCTGCAAAAAGAAGTACGAAATCTGGTCGCAAAACTGTGAGGCTCACACCATCACAAGTAGCAATTGCTAAAAAATTAGGTGTGCCACTCGAAGAGTATGCGAAACAATTAAATATCACGAAGGAGGTATAAGCATATGGAAAATAGTAACGATAAAAGAACCTCGCGTGCGAGTCAAACTAGAGAAAAAACAACTCATAAAAAAGTTTGGACTCCACCATCAAGTTTAGATGCACCCCCTGCGCCAACAGGATTTATACACAGATGGATAAGAGTTGAATCTATGGGATTCCAAGACACTAAGAATGTTTCTGGAAGAATTAGATCAGGATACGAATTAGTGAGAGCTGATGAATATCCAGACTCAGATTATCCTCATGTAGATGATGGCAAATATAAGGGAGTGATCGGAGTTGGTGGCCTTGTGCTAGCAAGGGTACCGGAAGAGATTGCGCAACAACGTGCTGAGTATTATAGAAAACAAGCTCAAGATAACGTTGAAGCAGTGGATAACGATCTTATGAAGGAACAGCACCCAAGTATGCCTATCAATATTGATAGACAAACTCGTGTAACTTTCGGTGGCTCGAAGAAAAGTTAATTTTTTAACAATTCCTAACCGCCGGATAAACTAATAAAATGTCTATAAGGAGGACACAACTATGGCTAATCAAAATAGCCCATTCGGTCTAAGACCAAGTGGAAAAGTTGGTCAGAATAGAGACAACCAAGGTTTATCTGAATATGCAATAGCTGCATCTGCAACTGCGATTTATTTTAATGATCCAGTTGAGATGGCAGACACAGGTACAATTACTGTGGCTGCAGCAAGCGATGTATTAATCGGATCACTTACTGGTGTTTTCTTTACTGATGCAACAACGGACAAACCTACTTATGCGAATCATTTGAACGCAGGTAACACTGCAACCGATATTATCGGTTTTATATCTGATGATCCGTATCAAAGGTTTGAAATACAAAGTGCTGGTACACCGGCTCAGACTAACATTGGTAACAATGCTGACATCGTGTACGGAGCCGGTAGTTCGCCAAACTATGTTTCAGGTGTAGAAATATCTGGAACTATGGCTGCGGCAACTGCGCAACTAAGAATAATCGGTGCGTCAAAAGAAATCGATAATAATGAATTAGGTTCAGCTAATACGAACTTAATTGTTACTATTAACGAACACTTCTTGAAACAAACCGCAGGTATCTAATAAAGGAGAATAACTATGGCGATATCACGAGGACAACTAGTTAAAGAACTAGAGCCAGGTTTGAATGCTTTATTCGGCCTGGAATATAAACGTTATGAGAATCAGCATGCTGAAATCTATACGACGGAATCTTCAGACAGAGCGTTTGAAGAAGAAGTTATGTTATCAGGTTTTGCAAATGCTTCAGTTAAACCTGAGGGTTCTGGCGTAAGTTTCGACAATGCACAAGAAACTTATTCAGCTAGATACACTCACGAGACTGTTGCATTAGCGTTCGCAATCACTGAAGAAGCGATTGAGGATAACCTATATGACAGACTTGCGTCTAGATATACTAAAGCACTTGCTAGATCTATGGCGAACACTAAACAAGTTAAGTCAGTGGTACCTTTAATTCAAGGTCTACCAACTAACAATAACTTCAATTCAGGTGACGGTGTTAGTTTATTTAACACAGCTCACCCTACAATTGCGGGAACTGTTAGTAATACTTTAACAGTACAAGCTGACTTAAACGAAACATCACTAGAGCAATCTTTAATCGACATTGCATCAATGACAGACGAAAGAGGTCTGAAAATTGCTGCAAGAGGTGTTAAAATGATTGTACCTAGTGAAAACCAGTTTAATGCTGAAAGACTTATGAAGTCTCAAGGTAGAACTGGAACTGCTGATAATGACATTAACGCTATTGCGTCAATGGGAATGGTTCCTCAAGGTTACAGAGTGAACAATTTCTTAACTGACCCAGATGCGTTTTATATCATTACTGACGTGCCAAATGGTATGAAGTACTTTGACAGATCGCCGATTAAAACGGCTATGGAAGGTGACTTTGATACTGGTAACGTAAGATACAAAGCTAGAGAAAGATACTCTTTTGGAGTTTCTGACTACAGAGGTATCTTCGGTGTTGAAGGTGTTTAATCACTAATTAAAATATTTGAGGCGGACATAGTTCCGCCTCATTTAGAAAGTAAGATAACAAACCTATGAAAAAATTTACAGTTACAATAATCGCTTACAATCATTACGCAAAATTTGAAGTATCATCTAATGATGATGCAGTTTCCCTTGAACAGGCCATAGTTGACAAACTAGGACAAAATGTTATAAAATGGGAAAATCTCGGAGACAAAATGTTTGGATCTGAGAGATATAGAATAACTTATGAGGAAGTTATATATGACGATGCAACCACACATCCAGGATCTTTACAACAAGAAAAAATCTCTGGATCTCAAATGGGAGCAAGAACATCTTAACGAGGGTAGATATACTCTTGATATGGTGAGGATAGACGACGAAGTAAAAAAGATTGTTTTACATATTAAGTCTGCAGAAGCAAAAGAAGCTCATTTGCAGAATAAAGTCGATGCTGTCGCTCCTACAGTTTCAGTAGCTACTTAATAAAAAGCTACATCGTTGGAAAAATTCACTCCACACTACAGGCTCTCTTGCACTCTATTAAAAAGTAGTGTATAAAATTATCACTATACATATATTAATTTTCTGCATAGACGCAGTATAGTCGACGGCCTAGAGACTATGTAGAATTAACTAGGAGAATAATCATGGCTAATACAACCTTTTCAGGACCGGTCATTTCTAAAAATGGCTTTATAGGTTTTGGACCCGGAATGTCAGTTAATATTAATTCTACAGGCTTAGGTGCTCAAGGATTAAATTTAACTGTAAACGATCACGCAGGCAGACTTTTAATATCACAAGATGCAGATGGTATTTATACTTTACCAAGTATTAATACTAATGCTAATGGTGTTACTGCAGGTGCTACTGACTACAACAACTTAAATAACATCGGTGCAAGTTTTACTTTTTATGTAGACACACTTGCAACTGATGTTCAAATTCAAACAGATGGCGTGGATAAGTTCACAGGTGCCGCTGTGATCGGTATTGATGATGGAGCTGATAAAGCTTTCTTTCCAGCAGCATCAAATGATGTACTTTCTATGAATGGAACAACTACAGGTGGGATTGTTGGTTCTGTAATTCAAATTACAGCACTAGAATCTGCTCAGTATTTGGTACACAATACTTTGATCCTTGGATCAGGAACTATTGTTACTCCATTTAGCGATTCGTAATAAATAATTAATTTGTGTGAGTCTTCGGACTCACACAAGTTTTAAGGAGAATTAAATATGAGATCAGATGT